GATTATCCTTTGCCGCATATCTATTTCTTCGTATTTCCTGCATAAATCTTCACAAATACACCCTTCACAGTCAAAACATTCATGCAGACCATCAGAGTCAGAACGCCACGTCTTTTTCGGTAGTTTGTGACTTCGCCCTCTGATGTTTGCCATTTCCAACATTGTCACCCCCTGTAGCAAAACTAACTCTAATCTGTTCAGTTGGCGGTTCGCCAGCCGCTTTTTCAGCCTTCATAACTTCACGTGCTGCCACATCATTGTCAATCCAGTTCATTAATACAGCAATAGCATAGAATTGCTGTTTAAGCAGGTTTACATTCATTCGCTGTTCTTCGGAGTTCCAGTCAATAGTGTTATGTTTGAATACCGGGACAGCCTGAATTCCTTTTACTCTAAGCCATAGGCGGGCAATTTCTTCGATCAAGCGTTTACTGCCACGTTGACATGAGGCAATGCCTGAACAGAAGATTCTAAATTGCACTGTGCCCCACGTCTCTGTATTACCGGATATTCTGTTTGAGAAAATACCCATTTGCTTAGCACCGTTAAGCACCTGAACATCCACAAGCTCATTTACAGCCCTAACGTCAAGGCTTCTTCCTTGGTTAGCACCGCCTTGCCCCTGATTACGCTCTATATCATCGAAATGCACTATATCTGAATCTGGCTGTAGATTCTTAAGCATATTACAAACATTATTGTATTGTTCTGTTAGCCAAGCGTTTAGCTTTTCGCTGTTATTTTTTATATGTTGCGGGCAATATGTCATCATTCGTTCAAGGTCAATCGAATAATCATCCCTTGGCCAGCCTTGATGATGTAAAACCGCCTGCAAGTCTTGTAGTATTTGCATTTGAAAGTCTATAGCTTGCAATACAGGTGTCATTGTCAAAGTCCCCCTAGGGTCGCCAATGTCAGGGTCGGCAGGCACCCAAAAGAAATTAGCATGAGAAGGGTCAAGATATACCTTTTTAAACATTTGCATCTGATACGGCACCCATTTTTTACGCCCATTAATCTCTTTTAATTCCCATTCTATGGTTTTAGGCTTAACAGGGTATACGTCGTAAATATCCTTTCTATCAGGCGTAACTTCGACCTCACAACCCATAGCACCTAACAAAAAAGAGCTATAATGAAACTGGTCTATCAGTCCATCAAGCCCCGCATTACTAATTTCATTTATCCTTGATGCAAATTCCCGCCATTCATCGTTAAGGTATGTCAACTTTGTTTTAGTATTTCGGACGTCATAAAACTGCATTTCGTTACCTTGATTTGCAAGCCTAACAAAGTTCCACACCGACATAGATACATCAGGATTTACTCTTTTGAGAAATTCCACCGCCGATGCCTCATCGGGAATACTTCGCAAGGTTTCAAGTATATTTGCAGTTCGGGAACGGTAGGGGGAAAGGGTAGTAGTGTAACCATCACCTATAACTGTTTGTCTGCCTGTAGGAAGGCTTTTTGGCTCAGCCCTAGCACGTGCAAATATTCTTTTCCAAAAGCCCATAGCATCACCTTCATTCTATTAAAGATATTTGCCTGGTATGTTGTTTGGCATGATTAATTCTGGCAATTGCTATATTATAATAATCTTTGTTCAGTTCAAAACCAATAAAATTAAATCCTAAATTTATACATGCTAAAGCGTGAGTTCCACTTCCTTCAAACGGGTCAAGACATACACCATCGGGCGGGGTTACTAATGTTACAAGATACTTAATTAAAGACAATGGCTTTACAGTGGGATGATTATTTCCTTCTCCACGTTCTTTTTTACTTGCTTTGGCACAATAGAAGAATCTGGATGCTCCACCTTTCTGCTCATCTAGCAACTTTCCAGCTTCTTCATCAAGTATTACGTTGGCGGGGAAGCGGCCTTTGTTTAACATATCGTATTCGGCTTGTCTGTTCTTGCTACTACCCACTAACGTGTTCCCAGTTCCAGTCGGCCCATCGCTTGTTGGTTTTGTTCCTGTTTTCCGAGGGAGAGTGTTGAGCCTACACCCATCAATATTCAGACCACCTGTCCCCCACTTCATCACGTTTTCAGCAATAGTCTTTTCGCTAATTGGTTTTCTGGCAAGCACAATCGGCTCATTGGCGGGTTTCAGACAAGTCCCCCATCCATCCCACTCTTGGGATTCGGGAGTTGCGGAGACAGTAACGGGGTCATCCTTCCCTACGCTTTGCCCTCCTCCATGAATAGGTGAGCTTCTTCCCTTGGTATATCCAACCACTTCCCGTTCCGCACCCAACTTCTTGTCAATCGCCTTACTAATGTTGTGAGATTTCGGAAAGCCGGTTCCGTACAACCATTGAATACAGTCCCTTATTTCAAACCCTGCGTCCTCAATCGCACATGCCATACGATGATAAGTTCTGGTTCCACCGAAAGCCAAAAGGTGCCCACCAGGTTTTAAAACACGCAAACATTCATGCCATAGTTCGACATTGTAGGCTATACCTGTTTTATCCCACGATTTACCCATAAAACCTAATTCATAAGGTGGGTCAGTTACAATACTGTCAATCGAATTATCTTCAAGAAGTTTCAACCCTTCTCTGCAATCCATGTTATATATTAGATTTAACTCAAGAGCCAAGAGTTTCACCGCCTTTGAGTATTAAAAAAAGAACGGTTACCCATCCTTCATTCTTCAAGCTTTTCTATTTCCTCAAGCAATTGTGCCTTTGCAAGATTGATTGTAAATCGGTCAGTTTCTATAACTTTCTTTATAAGTTCAGCATCATCATCGTTTATCTCAATCTCACCATCATTTGTAAGATTTACAGCCCATGTAATCATCTTTGCAGGCTTTCCGGTAGTAGACATAGCAAGTATATTCGCAAGAACATCACTTAGTTTGTCCCGCATAGGTTCGCCTTTGAGATTAAGAAGGTTTTTGTCAAGATTAAGTTTCATTTGTTAACGCCTCGCTTGTCCACAAAACATACTTCATGGTTGGGGCATACAGTTTTGCCATCTATGATACGCCAACCTTCCGGCAATGATGGAATTGGCACAGCCCAACCATAAAGCACTTTCGTGCGTTTCTCGATTGTTTCTTCGCAAATGTCACATTGAAATGTTGATAAAACCTCAATATTAATCACTTTTATCGCCTCCAAAAATCTTATACTTCAAGCAAGCAATACCGTAGTCTATAGCAAGGTAGATAACCTTAAACAGCTTTTTGACTACATTGACATAGAGTTTTAGCTTGGTTCCTAAGCTTTGCTTTTTACGCATCTTTCCTCACCACAATCAAGAATTCAGGAACATTAAACCACCATACGGCAGTATTAACATAATTATCCACAGGTTCAACAACACCGCCCGCTTTTTCAATCTGCTTATGCCACCATTCTTTATCGTGAATAGTAGAACGGTTCTTATCTATATCACCAGGCAATTTCTTTGTTACAAGTCGAAGTATAAGCCATTCTTTTGTAACCCTAAGCATTTCTTCTAAAACCTTCGCTACATCTTTTTCGGGAATATGTTCAAGAACATCAAAGCATGTCACAAGGTCACATTCGTTATCGCCAAGCGGTATAGATTGAGCTATGCCTGGTGTAAGCCTTTCTTTTATGTCAGGATGGGCCTCTTTTAAGGCATATTCTGAAGGGTCAATGCCGTAAGCGTCTACACCTAATTCACATAATGCCTTCACAAGAAAGCCCTTGGCACAGCCTACATCAAAAGCAGACTTTGGATTAAATCTATCGACAATATGTTTTGCTGTTTTTTGGAAGTAACTTCCAAGCCTAGTCCAGTTATAGTCTGTATAAGTGCTTTTCTTAGTAGCAACGCCATTTTCAAAGTAATCACGGTCGTATATTTTAGACAGCTTTTCCATAGCATTTTTTATTCTTTTTGCCTTGCTTGTTTTTTGTTCCTTTTTAGTCTTTACAGCCTTCGTAGTCATTAAATCACGCTCCAAATTCTTATGATTTGATACCAAACTCAAATAATCTTCAACTGTATTTTCTATGTTATATTCATTACAAACCAACTGATATAACGCTTCTACATAGTCTTTATTTGCATCGGGTAGTTTTTTGATATTTGGCATACCCCGTCCCGAGAAGTTCCTTTTGGCAAAATCATGAAAATTATACGGCGTTACATAGCCCTTAACACCGTCATAGCTTACAACTAATACAGGTATTTTCATAGCCATACCCTCCACAATAGCACGACCCATGCCGCCTATTACAGAATAAACACCGTTTTTTTTCTGAAAATAGCCTGCTATATCCTCAACATATCCATGAAACTTAACAAAAGGGAGTGCTTGTTTAAGATGATTTTCAGCCTGACCGTTACCAATAATATGTAGTCTTGCACCTTGTTTTTGTGCTATAAGATTAGCAGCTTGCAGTATGCCACCTATTTTTATATTATCAAGCCGTGAAACATANGCTATATTCGGTTTAGAGCCTATGTCTACAGGCTTAAATACTTCTAAATCGATACCGTTATTAAGAAT